ACGTAAGGAAGCGAAGGAAACCCTGACTGATACCGATGGACAGGCGGACGATTTGCAGATTACAGCATTAAAGAATGCCTGCAAGGAACTGATGGAAAAGGATTCTGATCAGGAAGAGTTCGTACAGAAGATCGCTATGAAAACCAATGGTTTTACTAAGGTGACACGTTCTCAGTGTGAGCAGCTCATTAGAAACCTTGGAGAGATGATTGCCGCCTATGGCGAGTAAGGAGGCAGTCATGGAGAGAGAGATTATCTGGAATGGGTGAATAAAGCTTACAGAGCTTTGGTGGACAACTCAGACATCCCGAAGATGGAACTCAAGACATTTGACGGTGGTAAAATTTCAGTTTATCGTTGCGGTGATGTTATTCGCTGCGATATTAAAAGACCTGAAACCAAACGTGCATAAGGAGAATGGATTATGTCGGATAATGTGAATCATCCATCCCACTATGAAACGGGAAAGTTTGAGTGCATTGACGTGATGGTAGAGACTTTAGGTGCAGAAGCAACGAAGAATTTTTGCGTATGCAACGCCTTTAAGTACATCTACCGTCACAGACGGAAAAACGGTTTGGAAGATATTCAGAAAGCTATCTGGTATCTGAATAAAGCCGTGGAGCTGGATGGACAGATTAAGAAGGAAAACAACGATTATTATCGAGAGCTTAAAGAACGTGTTAAGGAGATTCAAACATGAGAAAGATGAAGAGAATGCTTGCAAGAGAAGCTATGAAAAGAGCAGGACACAAGCATATAAATAAGAAGCTTGCAGTATTGTGGAGACGTTATATTTAATGAGGAGGAAGTTCTATGAAGTGGAATGATAATAACACCATTACAATTACGCCACCATCCCGCCCGAAGAAGATCACGGGTACACGCTTTGCAGCGATTATGGGATTAAATAAGTGGACAAGTCCATTTAATGCGTGGTGTGCGATCACCAGAACCTATGAGGAGCCTTTTGAGGACACCATTTACACCATCGCAGGTAAGACGATTGAGCCAAAGCAGGCTGATTTCATGAAGAAGTCTTACTTTATGAGCAATTTGATCACCCCTACCGATGTTTATGGTGAGGACTATTTCAAGAAGACATGGGGAGATTTCTTCCGTGATACACCGATCTTTGGTGGTATGTGGGACTACCTGCTTGTGGACAAAGAGGGCAAGCCAACAACGGTATTGGAAATGAAAACCACGAAGCGTTCTGAGGACTGGATTGAAGATGTACCTGAATATTACGCTTTGCAGGCTGCACTCTACGCCTACTTGCTTGGAGTCAATGACGTAATTATGGTATGTTCGGTTCTTGGTGAAAAGGACTATGATGACCCGGCAGCTTATGAGTGTAAAGCTGAGAACACTTTCGTTCGTCCGTTTAAGGTGTCTGAGAGATATCCGAACATGAAGAAAACGATCACTCAGGTTAAGAAGTGGTGGAAAACTCATGTGGAGGGTGGTGTATCTCCGAAGTATGATGAAAAGGCTGACGCTGATATTCTGAAAGTGCTGAGAGATAACAACCTTTCCCCTGATTCTGATCTGGACGCAATGGTGAAGGAAGCCGAAGGGCTTATGATTCATATCGAAGAGGTAAATGCAACCATAGCTGACGATGAAAAGCGTCTGAAAAAACTGAAAGAACTGATTAAGGAAGCAAGTATGAGCCAGTTCAAGCCGGGTGATAAGACTGTTACGATCACAGGTGGCAGCTATGATTTTGTCACGACTGTCAGCATGAATAAGAAACAGGACTTCGATACGGAAGCAATGGAGAAGGACGGTGTGCTTGATAAATACATGACTGAGAATGAAAAGCCTGACTATCGTTTAGTTCCTAAGCGGAAGGAGCTGGCATGATTAAATATCTTAGTCTGTTTAGCGGAATAGGTGCTTTTGAAAAAGCATTAGAAAACCTCGGGATTAAATATGAGTTAATCAATTACTGTGAAATTGACAAGTACGCTAGTAAAGCATATTCGCTGATACATAGCATACCTGAGAGCAAGAATTTAGGTGATATCACTATGGTGGATGAAAAGCTTCTTCCTATAGATATTGATCTGCTTACATACGGTTTTCCTTGCCAGGATATTTCTATCGCAGGGAGGAAAAAAGGACTTGTTGATGAAAATGGTAATAAGACTAGAAGCGGACTCTTCTTTGATGCGTTGCGTATTATCGAACACTGCAAACCTCGAATTGCTATTGCTGAAAATGTACAAAACCTTACTAATAAGAGCATGACTCATATATTCAGCACAGTTTTAGACAGTTTGAGTGATATAGGATATACATCTTACTGGAAGGTTCTTAATAGTGTAGATTATGGTATACCTCAGAATAGGAAACGAGTATTTATTGTTTCCATCCGTAAGGATACGGATGATGGTTCTTTTCAATTCCCATTAGGAACTGAACTTGAAAAGTGCATGGGGGATTTTTTAGACGAAAAGGTTCCTGATGAATTTTACCTATCAGAGAAAAAACTTCAAAGTGTTATAAAACATCATGAAGCGCATTCTGGTCACATTGCAAATAGGGGGGGGGACATGTCCAACTCTTTGCTCAAGAGACTATAGAGATCCGAAGGTAGTATTTGTACCAATGAAAATAATTCAATCTGCTAATTTGAACTATTATGGAAATAGTCAGATGAACCGTATTTATTCCCCAGAAGGTCTTTCCCCTACATTAAAAACAGTTAGTGGGGGGGGACGTGAAGTGAAAGTTGAAACTGACGGCAGATACCGCAAATTAACCCCGAAAGAATATTTTCGGTTGATGGCTTTTTCGGATTCTGATTACGAAATACTGGTAAAGCATGGAATATCAAAAACCTAAATCTATAAGATGGCAGGCAACTCCATTGTGGTAACTGTCTTAGAAGAACTGTTTAAAAAGATTTATGAGCCTGCAACTCAGGGGATTGATTCTTTAAAGAAACAATCTCTGAATATATTAGATAACATTTAAGGAGGATTGTAAAATGGCAAAGATTGGTTTAAGTCAGGGATTCGCATCTATCCCGAAAGGAAATCACGTATTTAAGATCGTAGGAGTTACCTACAAGGAAGATTTTGGCAAGATGGAGGTTACAATGCAGATTGCATCGGGACAGCGGCACATTGAGAAGTTCAGTCTCCTTGACAATCAGGGAGAACCTAACCAGAAAGCATTGAACGCTTTCAGCTATTTTGCAAAGACTGCACTCAATGATTTCAGTCTTGATGAGATTGATGAGCAGGATTTAGTGGGACACTACATCCGCTGCGATGTAGAGCATGAAGAAGTTGAAAGCAATCGTACACCGGGAAAGATGGTGACTTTTACGAGATTAGGTTGGGATAAGGAACCTGCTGACGGATTTGACATTATGCCACGTCCTGAGACATCCACTACATCTGTTGCACCTGCTGCAAAAAAATCAGAAAACAAGAAGCAGAAGTTTGACCTTGATAGCTTGCTTGGATAACTGAGAGTTTATAAAGAGGGCGAAGTTTACTATCAAACTCTTCAATGGTTATATTAAAATATTCTCAAAATGGAGGATTGAAGATGAACACAAACGAAAGAATTAAGATTTTCAAGTCCCTGATGGGTCAGGTGTTCGGTAAGGAAGATGTAGATTACTTCGTAGCCACTCTCAGAAGAATGGGTTATTTCACCGCCCCTGCTTCCACGAAGTATCACGGGAACTATGAAGGTGGTTTGTTCGATCATTCCCTTGAAGTGACTAAGAGTCTGTTGCATCTTACCAAACATCTAAAACTTCACTGGAACAGCAGAAAGAGTCCCTATTTTGTAGGAATGTTCCATGATCTTTGCAAGTGTGACAACTACATTCACAACGGAGATGGAACATACAGCTACAACCCGAATGTCACCCTTCCCGGTCACGGTGAGAAGTCTTTGGTACTTCTGGAAGCGAATGACATCGGTGTGACTGAGGAAGAGAAAGCGTGTATCAGATGGCACATGGGAGCGTTTGATGACAAGGAAAACTGGGATAAGTACGGAAAGGCTATTGAGAAATTTCCCAACGTCCTGTGGACTCATACGGCAGACATGATGGCTGCCAGAATCAAAGGTATTTAAGGAGGAAGCACTATGAAGAAAGTAGTTGCTGTAGTGATTGCCACTCTTATGATGGCGGTACTTATGATCGGATGTACGGAATCGGAACAGGTTTCGTATAACATAGGTAAAGAAGCTGACAACTTCAATGTAACCCGTAAACTGACTGTAATCAATGCCAGAACTGATACGATCCTGCTTGAAATGGAAGGTACATTTTCTCTCAGCAATAATTCAAACAATGAACTGGAAGTTATCTGTGAAGTGGGAGATGGGAAGTATCAGAAGCATTTTGTATACCTGAATGATGACACTATGTATGTGGTAGAAGATATTTCCGGTGCGAATGTTGATAAGTACCATTATGAAATCAACTTCCTTCCAGAATACGGTGTCAAGGTTACTCACAACGATTAAGGAGAACTACTATGGGAGCATTGATTGGATTTATCGGAGGTTTTATCACAGGTCAGATTTTCTTGATCTGTGTAGCAGTTATTGGTGCAGGCAGAGAAGATAAGAAAGCACCGACTAAAGAAGAGTGGAAACAGGAGGACTAAATCATGACAGGTAAAGAATATCAGGAACTTGCAATCAGAACTTGCAGTATTCCTTATGATCAGAAAAACGATAGACTGTTTCATGCTGTTTTTGGATTGAACAGCGAAGCAGGAGAGGTTGCAGGAATCTTACAGAAGAAGTATCAGGGACATGAAGTGAACCGTGAGCATATGGAAAAGGAACTTGGTGACTGTCTCTGGATGATCGCAGAAGCGTGTGACTCACTCGGAACGGACATTGATACAGTCATGCAGATGAACATTGACAAGCTGAAAGCCCGTTACCCAGAAGGATTTACAGTACACAACTCTCTGCATCGTAAGCCCGGTGATATCTGATGAATTATCATAACATCACGCGCGATGATATGAATAATGGTGATGGATTACGAGTAGTTCTCTGGGTTGCGGGATGTAATCATCACTGCAAGAACTGCCAAAATCCTATCACGTGGAACATTATGGATGGCATTAAGTTTGATAATAAAGCTTTCCATGAAATTTGTATGGAACTCAATAAAAACTACATTAGTGGACTCACCCTCTCAGGGGGTGATCCGCTACACCCAGTAAACAGACATGTTACTCTGTGGATAGTAAAACAGGTAAAGAAATTCTTTCCAACTAAAACAATATGGATATACACAGGGTATACATGGGAGAGCATTATCCATTGGATGTATGGACAGAAAATTTTGAGTTACATTGACGTTTTAGTCGATGGACGATACGAGGAAAATTTGAAGGATGTGAACTATCACTGGGCGGGGTCAACCAACCAGAGAGTTATCAATGTTCCTCAATCATTAGAAGAAGGGAGGGTTGTATTACATGAAAGTGATCAAGAAAGACGGCACGATTGAAGAGTTTGACGGACAGAAGATTGTTAATGCCGTCAGCAAATCAGCAGCTCGTGCTATGATCGCGTTAGACGATACACAGTATCACAATCTTGTAGCAAAGGTTATGGATATCGTGGATGAACGTTTTGCAGATCAGGTTAATGTCGCAGATATGCACAACATTGTAGAGCAGGTTCTTGATGAGGTTAATCCAGAGGTCGCAAAGTCCTACAGAGACTACAGAAACTACAAAAAGGACTTTGTTCACACCATGGATGAGGTTTATCAGAAATCTCAATCCATTCGATTCTTAGGAGATAAGGAAAATGCCAATACAGATTCAGCACTGGTTGCGACAAAACGGTGCCTTATCTTCAACGAACTGAATAAGCGTTTATACCGAAAGTTCTTCATGACTCAGAAAGAGTTGCAGGCTTGCAAGGATGGATACATTTACATCCATGATCAGTCTGCAAGACTGGACACTATGAATTGTTGCTTATGTGATATCGAGTCCATTATGACAGGCGGATTTGAAATGGGAAACGTTTGGTACAACGAGCCTAAGACACTCGACACAGCGTTTGACGTACTGGGGGATATCATACTAGCGACAGCATCGCAACAGTATGGAGGGTTTACGGTTCCAGAAGTGGACAAACTTTTATCTCCTTATGCAATGAAATCCTATAGGAAGTACGCAAAAGAGTATCTTGAGATTGTCGGCAGCGGAAGTCCTGAGACATGTCTGAAAGCAAATGAATATGCGACAAAGAAGGTTGAGAGAGACTTTGAGCAGGGATTTCAGGGCATTGAAATGAAGCTTAACACAGTAGGTTCTTCTCGCGGTGATTACCCGTTTATCACAATGACTTTCGGACTTGCATGTGATGATTTTGGAAGAATGGCAAGCAAAACTTTCCTTAAAGTTCATATGGAAGGGGAAGGTAAGCCGGGATTTAAAAAGCCTGTGTTATTTCCTAAACTGGTATTTTTGTATGATGACTATCTACATGGCGAAGGTGGGAAAAACGAAGATGTATTTGAAGCAGCCATTGATTGCAGCAGTAAAACAATGTATCCTGACTGGCTATCACTTACAGGCGAAGGGTATGTGCCTGAGATGTATAAGAAGTACGGAAGGGTGGTAAGTCCTATGGGATGCCGAGCATTCTTATCCCCATGGTATGAACGCGGTGGCATGGAGCCTGCGGATGCCGATGACAGACCTGTATTTGTGGGACGTTTCAATATTGGTGCAGTTTCATTGCATTTACCTATGATTCTGGCTTATGCTAGGGAAATGGGAGGGGAGGAACGTGAATTTTACAGAGTATTAGACTACTATCTGGAAATGATCAGAAATATTCACAAACGCACATACGAGTATCTGGGTGAGATGAAAGCCAGTACAAATCCTATTATGTACTGTGAGGGTGGTGCATATGGTGGACATCTAAAGCCAAATGAGAAGATCAAACCATTACTCAAGCCCATGACGGCATCCTTTGGCATTACCGCCCTAAATGAGTTACAGGAACTTTATAACGGGAAGTCCATTGCAGAGGATGGGAAGTTTGCACTTGAGGTCATGGAGTACATCAACAAAAGGGTCAATGAGTTCAAGAAGGAGGACGGATACCTGTATGCAATTTACGGCACACCTGCGGAGAGTCTATGTGGATTGCAGGTGGAGCAGTTTAGAAAGAAGTATGGAGTGATTAAGAATGTGTCACATAGGTCTTATGTGAGTAACAGTTTTCACTGCCACGTTACAGAAGATATTACACCTATTCAGAAGCAGGACTTAGAAGGGCGCTTTTGGAACATGTTCAATGGTGGAAAGATTCAGTATGTTCGATATCCGATTTCTTACAACCGTGAAGCCATAAAGACTCTAGTTCGGAGGGCAATGAAATTGGGGTTTTATGAAGGTGTGAATCTATCTCTAGCATATTGCGATGATTGCGGACACGAGGAGCTAGAGATGGATGTTTGCCCTGTATGTGGCAGCACTAATCTTACGAAGATTGACAGAATGAACGGCTATCTATCATATAGCAGAGTCCATGGAGATACCCGTCTGAATGCCTCGAAGATGGCTGAGATTGCGGAAAGGAAGTCGATGTAATGAATATTGAGGATATGAGTGAGAAAGGACTCGAAAATCTGAGACTTGGCATCGTTGAGCAGGCAGCAGAGGATTATATTTCATTGCTTGCCAACTTCGAAACTTCATCTTCCGATTGCAATCTCGAAGAGTGTAGAACATTTTTTAGATCACAGTGGTTTCAGGTGCTTTGTAATATCGAGCCTGAGCATTTTATGAAAATTTTGGAAGGTAGGGCTAAGTTTATGATGGTTTTAGAATACGAAATCCATAAGGAGCATGGAAGCAGTCGTTGGTATGTAACTGCGGTGGGAAGTAAGCAGCCTATTCCGGGGACTTACGGCACAAAGACCAGAGCATTGCATACGGCAGCCGAAATGAACAATGTAGATTACAAGCATTATATGAAGATGAGAAGGAGGGAAGGTAAGGCATGATCAATATTGACAATGCTAAAACATATGCGTGGGACGCTGCAATGCGCGGAATGAGAAACCCGATGAACTCATGGGCAAAGTCAGACAGCGGATACTGCAAAGCAAATACTACTAGTGATATGTGTGATATGTGTGATACCTGCTTTTATGGGGATAAGGAAAGTAACGGTTTGGGTGGATACACTAGAATCTGCTATAACAACACTGGTGAGAATGTGTTTGTGATTGGTAAGAATGACCTTGCCCTTGCAAAGAGACTGGTAGAAGCAGGAACCGATCATAGTAAGTTCATGCGTATGATCATTATTTCAGTTGATATAACTGCACCCCTGTACTGGTGGAAAGAGTTCGATACTTACAAGGTAGGAACGGTTGCGGATTCCTGCTCAACTATGCATAAGATTCACAGCAAAGAGTTCACTGTAAAAGATTTCAGTGCAGATCGTCTATCCCCGACTAATCTCATTGTATTACAAATGGTAATTGATGCTCTTAATAATGCAAGGCTTGATTACAATGTAAAGCATGATAAGAGTGACTGGTGGCAGATGATTCAACTTCTACCGTCATCGTATAATCAGAAGCGAACGGTATCCCTGAATTATGCGGTACTGCGAAATATCTATCATGCCAGAAGAAATCATAAGCTTGATGAGTGGCAGTTCTTCTGCGATTGGATTGAGATGCTACCATACAGTGAACTAATTACTAACTAAGGAGCGTGGGGACTATGGACTACTGTAGAATACCGGAAGAATTGAAAAAACAAAATCAGTGGGTGTGTACATGGGACGGTTCAAAAGTCCCCATGAAAGCTTTCGAGAAGAGAGCTGCTTCATCCACTACCCCGGAAACTTGGTCTACCTTCGAGCAGGCTGAGTGGGCGGTGGAGAATGGACACTATGATCACATCGGATATGTTTTTGCAGATACAGGTATTGTAGGCATTGATATTGATGCAGGGTTTGAGGATGGCTTAATGACCCCGCTGTGTGCAGATATTATGAATGTCTGCCACTCCTACACTGAAAAATCTCGGAGTGGACGCGGAGTACATATCTTCATGCGTGGCAAGTTGCCGTTCTCAGGTAAGAACAACCTTGCAGGTGTAGAAATCTATCAAGCACGAAGGTTCTTTATAATGACAGGGAAGGTACTTATTTTCTCTGAGATCATTGACAATCAGGAAGCCATTGACTATGTAGTGGACAAATATTTCACTGAGACAGAGAAAGCAGGGAGCAACAAAACATTGATACAGCGCATCTATACGCCTGTATTCGCAAAGCCTGTAAGTGGCAAAGTTCCGATCAGACCTGAGTATCCAGAGATTCCTGACGGGGGAAGAAACATTTCGCTAACCAGTCTTGCAGGCGCGATGCACAACACTGGATATACACCTGCACAGATTTATCAAGAACTACGATATGTGAATGAGAATCGGTGCAAACCACCATTGCAGGATAGAGAACTGCAAATCATAACCGAAAGCGTTACTCGGTATAGGAGATAATTAAGATAATGTTATATCTAAAAGATGGGACAACAGAAATGCTCTTTGGCGAAAAATCTCAAGAGTTGAAACGCATCATAAGAGAGCATCTGGGAACAGATTGTGAGGAACTTTTCGAGGAAGTCGAAGACGAGTGGGTTGATCCGGGCGGCGAGGATAAGGAAGATTATGAAAGAATTTCGGATGGATATAGAAATATGCTTGTTGATGTAATGAATGAGTTATATGAAATATTGTCTCAGAAGAAAATAAGCAGAAAGAGACTTGAAGAAATTTACAATAATCTTAATGCAAATTTATAGGAGGAGTTATGGCAAGAAATAGATATCCAGGATATTGTTATTGTTGTGGGAAGTACACACCTACAGGATACGGACATTTTGAGAGATATCATAATGGATGGCGTGTTAAGTGTGTAGCGTGTGCAAGTGGTAGAACGGTAAGAGATACCGATAAGGAAGTAAAAAGAGCTATCAAGCTGAGAGATGAAAAGAAAGGAAAATGATATGAATATTGATTTAAAACCTTGCCCTTTTTGCGGAGGCACTGCAACATTATTTGTAAATGAAGGAGTGAGAGTATGTTGTACAAAGTGCGGTAATGGCACAGGCACATTCGCTGATGAGTACAACCTTTTTCAGAAAGGTACTGCTATCGAAACTGTTGTCAAGAAGTGGAACAAACGAGTAACTGAGGTGGAGAATGATGGAGAATAATGACGATTTATTTCGACTGTCAAATGGACGATATGTAACATCGGTTGAAATTTCGGAAAAACTGACATATATCAAAGACCATCATCCTGAGACATCTTATCAGGAAAACTCTACAGGATATTCTTGGGATGAAGCAGGTATGGCTGACCTTTTCTCAGAGTGCTATGATCATGATACCCGATACTGCCCCGAAGCCAAATCATGGTACACTTATGATGGTGGTAAGTGGCAGAAAGATGTTGGTTCCCTGCTTGTGTCCAATAAGATCAAAGAGTTTGTGCGAATTATGGCTCTATACTGCGGAGAAATCCCGGATGAGGAGAAGCGTAAAGAGTATATGTCCTTCGTTGCAAAGATGGGTGATAGACGTTTCCGTGACAGACTTATGAAGGATGCAGCGGATAATTTGAAGATTTCTGCAACCGAGTTCGACACACATTCGTTTTTGATTAACTGTAAGAATGGCACATATGATTTGCAGAGGCTTACCTTTCGGAAGCACAAATGGGATGATTTTCTCACGATGCAAACTAACTTCGAGTATGGAGTGAAGAAAGACACTTGTACCAGATGGGAACAGTTCATCAAAGAAGTAACACAGAACGATGCCGACAAAGCTGACTATCTGCAAAGGGCTTTAGGATACTCCATTCTTGGAACTTCTAAAGAGGAGTGTATGTTCATTCTGCATGGCAAGACTACCAGAAATGGAAAATCTACAATGCTCGATGCGATTCAGCATTTACTTGGTGATTACTCAACCGTAACACCAGTAGAACTCATCTGCCGAGGAGACAGAGCAAAGAACGCCGAAGCTGCAAGCCCTGTACTGGCAAAACTCAAGGGAAAGCGAATGGTTACAATGAGTGAGTCAGATACCGCAGGTAAGCTTGATGAGTCTGTGATTAAGCAGCTTACAGGAGGTGAGGAGATTACCGCCCGTGAGCTGTATCAGACAGCGATTACATTCAAGCCGCAGTTTACCATGTGGCTGTCCTGTAATGACCTACCTGCTGTAAAAGATAAGTCCCTGTTCGCTTCTGATCGAGTCCGCGTCATTGAGTTTAACCGACACTTCTCAGATGATGAGCAGGATAAGGGACTGAAAGATTACTTTGAGTCCCCAGAAGCAATGCGTGGTATCTTCACATGGTTAATAGGTGGATATATGAAATATAAGAAGTCAGGTCTGAAAATGTCTGAGCCTATGCAGCAGGTGGTGCGACAGTACGAGAAAGATAATGACTTAGTATTACAGTATCTTGAAGAAAAGTGTGAAAAGCGGGATGACGCAAAGACAAGAGCAAAGACTTTGTATGATAATTACAAGATATGGTGCAAGAGCAATGGCTACTATATATGCAGCATGAAGAAGTTCAACGCTGAATTGATCGCGCATCCTGAGTGGTATGAGCAAAAGTCCGTGAGTGGTGGAGTTGCTATATACTACGGAATTGCAATGAAATCGACAGGATAATTGTAGGGTATGTAGGGTATTTCAGCTTTTTGCTATAACTTTTCTTAGATACGCGCGTACTAGAGAAAGTTATACCGAAAATTAAAAATACCCTACAAGCCCTACAATTTAGGACTGAGAAAGGAGCAGAAAATGGAAAGTTATGTAGAAAGATGGCAAAGAGAGCAGAAAGAGAAAATGCAGAAAGGAGCAGAAAATGGAAGAAGAGAAGAAGCCGAGAACAAGAGGAAAAGACAAGAAACCGAGAAAGACGGAGGGGTACAGAAAGAGCAGTCCTGCGAATCTGGTAAAAGCAAGAGCGAATAGTCCGATCATTCAGGGACAGAAAGCTGAAATGCCAGAAGGGTACAATACAAGACGTATTATGTTTATGCAGGCTATTCTTCCGACAGAGCCGTTGGACACGAACGATATAGCCGAAATGGAGAGACGTTTTCAGCGCTATTTGCAGTTATGTGCTGAGTGGGATATGAAGATTGGAAATCAGGCTGCCTATGCTGCTATTGGAATTGATAAGAATACAGCATGGGACTGGGAAAACCGTACAACAATGAACCCCGCCCGTTCCACCTTTATCAAAAAAGTCAGACAATTCTGCGCTACTTATAGGGAAGGATTGATGGAAGATGGAAAAGTCAACCCAGTAACAGGAATCTTCTGGCAGAAGAATTATGACGGTATGAAAGATCAGACAGAAATGGTGGTTACACCTAACAATCCACTTGGCGATGCAGCGGACACTCAAGCACTTGCGCAGAAATATCTTGACAATGCTGACATTGTAGATATGCCAGAAGTCGCAGAAAGAGGTAAAAATAAGTTGTCTGACAACTAAAATTAAAATTTATCAAGCAAATTAAACCTTGATAGCCTAGTAAAACTAAAAGAGTTCGTAAAATAAAGATTATACGAACTTTTACGGCTAATATATGCAAGGCTGAAAGATATAGGCTTGAAATACTGTCGGACTTGTATACACAAAAGCGTATAATTTAAGATAAACTACCCTGATAGTAAAGCATGATTCAATCTAGCTTGCTATCAGGGTAGTTCTGTTATACTCTAATTGCTTGTAACTATGTACAACATTATATTTTAAGTATATAGCACATTTGATATAATGAGTGTACATTTATAAGGATATCGGATAAAACGGCGTAAAACGCATTCTGTGACGTTGTAGGGGTATGCTGCGAAAAGGATATAAGAAAAGCCCCGGTATTATACCGGGGCTTTAGGTTATCTAAAAACGAAATGAGGCTTTTGTTTCTTCCAATACCTGACAAGTGCTTGTGTTGTCTCAGTAGGGTACATGGGTATGTCATATAGTTTGCAACCTTCAGGACGCATATAAAAACCCTTGCCATACCGCGGCAACAACTCACAACCTGTCACGCCTAAAATGTTACGGCTATCCTGCGCGCTGCGCGTCCTCAGTGCTACACGGCTATCAAAATTGACCTTGATTGGCGTTGGTATTACACTTGATAGCGGACACTGGGTAGCTGCTATAACATGTACATTGGCGGCGCGTCCTATCTGACAGAGACGCTGCAAGGGGGCTTGTATGTGCTTTCTATCGGTTGTCATAAGGTCGGCTAGCTCATCAATTACAACATACACTGCGCCGCCTGTATACTGTTTTACGTGGTGTCGTGCCATATCCTTATACCGTTGATCTGTAATGTTTAATGCGTCATGTAGAGCTTGTATCATGTCACTGGGTTCCGTGCTGTATCTAATAGTATGAGGTAGTGGTGCATAATCTATCAGTTCTACGCGTTTGGGATCAATCAAAACAAACTGTATACGGCTAGGACTATCTTTAAGCGCCGTGGTAATAATACCGTTGATCACAACACTTTTTCCGCTGCCTGTCGCGCCCGCTATCAGCAAGTGGGGTTGACTCAGCATGTCGGCATATATGTTGTAGTAGTCAAGCGGCGGTGTTTTCCACACTTTTTTCATTTAGTCACCTTCCTTTTAAATATTTTTGTATAGCAATCTAAACATATCCACCCCGGCGCACATTTTCCGCCTATTATAGGAATAGGCTTGTTAGTTTGTGAAAAAGGCTTGCTACACATATAACAACGTTTTGGTGATGATTCAAATTTCATTATAAGACACTCCTTTTTATAAAGCAACCCCGGAAAACGGTAAACCGTCCGGGGTTGAATTTGGTTTAAATTTCATAGGTTACAATCTAAAGTATAAAACGCGGTATAATACCCCGTTTCTGACATTCTACAATTATACGCTTCAAACATATTAACCATATAATCGAAACTGTTTTCATAATCATTTATAGCGTTGGAATATTCTGTAATTCTTGCTTTATCTGTAATACTGAGAAAAGCCCCTTGCATAAAGCGAGGATTCAGTTTTGCAGGACACATTGCAATAGTTAACCCCTTATTATACATTTTGCGGGCTTTAGCTTTGCTTATTCTCACAAACGTTTTACCTTGATTTTGAAACGTGATTTTGTTCATTTTAAAAACCTCCATAATATTAAATTTGGGTTTTACCCTACCGGGGCGGCTTGCTACCGTCCCACGCTTGCAACCTAAAGGGCTATTTTGAGACGTTGCAACGTCTTTATACTAGCTGAAATAAAGCGGCGCTGCGAGCTGTAACAACATACCAGTTGCCGTTATCACTTTCCAATAACGCGCCTTGTATGCCATAAGTACCGCAAGCATAGCCAACTTGACTTAATCTTTCCACTTGTCTTAATTCGTTGATTTGATCAAATGAATAATTAGTTACGTCAACAGCTAAACCCTTTCTTGCAAGTTCTTTCAATTCACCCACCTTATACTTTCTCATTTTGTTTAATCCTCCTTTACATTTTCAAAATAAAAGCTTTCAAAATCAACGGCGGCTGTATAGCGTTCCTGTACATTGAAACGATATCCGAAATCTTTATTATAAAGATCACTTGCAGCGTTTGCCAGGTGATACCATGCATTAATAGCGCGGTCACTGTCGTAACAACCTTTTTTGTACTTTCTTTTTAAGTTTGCAATAATTGGAAGTACAATAGAGTTATACAAGCGGCTGTCATTAGTTGCATATAATACTAGCTCGTGACTTTCTACCGTTTCCTTGTAAATCATGTTTTTAGTTCTTTTCATGGTTTAAACCTCCTATTTAATTGTCAATGTGTATTAAATACCTTTATGTATTTACTAACTATAGTATATAATACCTTTATGTATTTGTCAATACCTTTTTGTATTTATTTTCAACTTTTTTTTTGATCTGTGTTTTGCGTATCGCAAGCCTTGCGCAGCACCACGGAATGATGAAAGGGGCGGTGGGGGATTTACGCCCCGGTACCGGGGCGGGCGGGGGAACCCCGAAAATTCCGCAAAAATAAAAAAGATTATTTAATACATAAAAGTATTGACACAAAGAAACTATTTGATATAATGAAATCAGTAAGGAGGTAGACTATGACAGCAAGAGATGTGGTAAAAGAAATAATGATTCTTAAAAAAGTAAGCCAAACCAAACTGGCTGAGTTGGCAGGATTCAAGAGTCAGTCGAATGTGACTGGCATTTTAAACCGTGGAACCACCATGAAGGTAGATAACTTGGAGCAGATGGTTTCGGCTATGGGCTATAAAATTGCAATTATCCCTGATGAAAGCCCTCTTCCAGAGGGTAGTTTTGTTGTTGAAGAGGGAAAATAATAGGCATACGTCTATCAAGTGCTATAACTTCTCTTAGTAGAGTCTATACTATAAAAAGTTATAGAGAGCAATAGGCATATGTCTATCAAAGGTCTGATGAAGGAGGACTGATGAAATGACGGTAAAGGATGGTGTTAAAACCATGCTTTCTAAAAGAGGTTGGAGCCAACGGAAGCTTGCGGAAGAACTGGGGTACTCAGGACAAGGAACGATAGGTAAGACACTCCAAAGAAATGAAGGTATGGGGATGACAGTGGGGACACTCATTAAGTGGGCTGAAACCATGGACTTTCAAGTGATCTTACAATCGGAAGATGAAGAGATAATTTTGGATGGCGATTATGATTAGGTGAGTATAAATGGGATATCTGATAATATTACTATTTGGGTGTATGTGGTGGTGCATTAAGCTGTTCTTTTCTGTATGCGCATGGTTCACATGGAACCTAGTTATACGTCCAGTTTTGTGGGTTATCACATTGCCGTTTAAGCTTTTAATTTAATATTTGCTGTTGTTGAGCAACGGTATGTCCAATGGGACTGTCGGTTATGACAGTCCTATTTTTTTTGTTTCAAGGAGGAAGTTATGAATTACTTAAAATTAAAGCAGCGGATTTTTGAAGCACTTGAACGAAATCCGCTAGACATAGCTGCATATCGAGAGATGTTTGCGCTCTGTCGAGAGTATGAGAAGATTGATTTTCAGATTGCACACGAGTGGAATCATGAGTTGCGTAATCGCATTTCATGGGGATTGAGAATGACAGCATGTAGCCAGAAATTTGATGAGGCAAGAGAGTTTGACGATTTAATGTTTAGATCATTACTTTTCGGAGCGCCGCACTTTTTTGATGATTATTTACAGGCAGTAGAGTACGGCAAGCCCCTTGATAAAAAATTTTATCAGCCACGCCGTCACTATCTTAAAAGATATGTGGATGCGTATCAGGAAATCCTTGACGGAAAGTTAGACTTTCTGTCTATTTCCATGCCAAAGAGAGCAGGAAAGTCTCAGCTGGGAATCAACTTTACAAATATGCTTTCAGGGAAGTATCCTGATAGATCAACGCTTATGGAGGGTACAGGCGATGATTTAGTTAAGTCTTTTTATTTGGGATGCCTTGAATATTTGACAGTACCGGGAGATTACCATTTCTATGATATTTTCCCAGAAAGCAAGCTCGTTCAGACTAATGCTGATACCAAAATTATCAACCTTCTGCATAAGTCCCGATTCCCTACGGTTATGTGCCGATCTATTGATGCTCGTCAGGTAGGTCTTTCCGAAGCAACCAACCTTCTGTATTTGGACGACTGTGTAGAGGGACGTGAGGAAGCAAAGAATCGTCAGAGACTTGATGATAAATGGGAGATTATCTCAGGTGATATCATTGGACGTGCTATTGAGGGTACTCCTATTGTTATCTGTGGTACTAGATATTCGCTTTATGATCCTATTGGACATCTACAGGAAGAGATGCAGAAGCAGGGCAAACGATGCAAGATCATTGAGACACCTTCACTTGATCTGGTAACAGATGAGAGTAACTTTGAGTATATGCGCGAAGGACGGAAAGTTTTCACCACTCAGTATTTCCGAGATCAGCGCGAAATGCTTTCCGAGGAACAGTTTGAGTCTGAGTTTCAGCAGCGCCCGTTTGAAGCAAAAGGAATCCTTTTCCCGGAAAAGAGTCTTAACCGATATTTCGAGTTTCCTGTAGACCGTGACCCAGATGCAATCGTTGCAGTATGTGATACTGCGGATACAGGAGACGATTTCTGCTCAATGCCAATAGGATATGTTTATGGGAGCGAGGTGTATATAGAGGTCGGAGTGTTCGATGACTCAGTACCAGAAGTAACAAAACCTGAGTGCGCGAAAGCACTCATTGACAACAAAGTGGGCGCTGCTACTTTTGAGTCTAACAATGCAGGTACTTATTTTGCAAGAGATGTGCAGCAAATTTTGACTGATAAAAAGTATGTATGCAGTATTCGTACAAAAAGAACAATCAGTAATAAACAGACTCGTATTGAATTTGCATCTGATAACATAATAAAGCATTTTTACTTCAAAGATGAATCTTTATATGCACGAAATAGTCAGTATGCAGCATTTATGAAGCAAGTGACAACTTATACTCGTTCAGGTAAAGTTCCACATGATGATGCACCAGATTCTCTTGCATTACTAGAAAACGAGTTAAGAGGACTGATTGGAAATGTGGTTGAGATTTTTGATCGTAGGTGGTAATTTTACTTAAAAATTCTTCAATGGTTATTTGCCAAACACTCTTGAATTAAGCATTGAAGAGTGCTATAATATACTATAGAGAAATCATTACGAAAGGGGTGAATCCAGTGATAGAATCATATCTACATCTGCATGGTCGAAGGATGATCAAGACGGATGAGACAGAAGTGACTATCGACAATGTAGTAAAAATTCTACGCAAAGCGCTTCCATATCACTGGAAGAACCGTAGTGAGATCAGTTATCTTTGGTCTTACTATAAAGGCAGACAGCCGATTCTTAACCGTGTGAAGGATGTAAGACCTGAGATCACAAACAAGATCGTTGAGAATCGTGCGAATGAGATTGTCTCATTCAAGTCGGGCTACCTCATGGGTGAACCTCTACAGTATGTTTCCAGAGGAAACGCTGAGAACATTGCCGATGCAATCAATCAGCTTAATGAGTTCGTATTTGCAGAGGAAAAGCCTGCGAAGGACAAGGAGCTTGCCGACTGGTTTCATATATGTGGTACATCCTACCGTATGGTACTCCCAGATGAAATGGCAGGAGAAGATGACGAATCTCCATTTGAAATCTACACCCTTGATCCCAGAAATACCTTCGTAGTCTATAACAATGGTTTAGGTAACAAACCCATTCTAGGTGTTAAATATGTGGAGGATGAAAATGGAGTAGTGCATTACAGTTGCTATTCTGATCATGAGTATTTTGAAATTGTGGAGTCGAAGATAGTTTCTTACGATACACACATTCTGGGCGAGATTCCAATTATTGAGTATCCGTTGAATATGGCAAGGATTGGTGCTTTTGAACTGGTTATTCCTCTTCTGGATGCAATCAACCTGACAGACAGTAATCGTTTGGATGGAGTGGAGCAGTTTATTCAGGCATTGATGTTATTTCACAATGTAGATATCAGTGCAGAAGATTTCGATGAACTTCGAGAGAGAGGAGCTATCAAGTTCAAAGACATTGACCCTCAGTTGAAAGCTGAAATTAACTATCTGGTAAGTAATCTTAATCAGGGTGAGACTCAGACTTTGGTAGATCATATGTATCAGACAGTGCTTACCATCTGTGGTATGCCGAACCGTAATGGCGGTTCTTCTACATCTGATACGGGTTCTGCCGTTATAATGCGTGATGGTTGGTCTGCTGCCGAAGCCAGAGCGAAAGACAGTGAGTTAATGTTCAAGAAGTCTGAGAGAATTTTCTTAAAGGTGGTCTTGAACATTTGCAGCACTCTTGTTGATATGGATTTGAAAGTGCGCAATGTAGAAATTAGATTCACACGAAGAAACTACGAAAACATTCTTCAAAAGGCACAGGTACTTGACCTAATGCTAAAAAATGAAAAAATTCATCCACGTTTGGCTTTTGAACACTGTGGACTATTTGTGGATTCTGACCTTGCATATGCATTAAGTGCTAAGTATGCAGAGGAACAAGAAAAGAAAGCACAAGAGATGATGAAACGACAGCAGAAATTAAAACAGGAGGTATCAGGTAATGACTCCATTACTGACAAAGGAAATGGTAATGCAGATAGAAAGTCTGCTTAAACATGGAAGTCGAGTAGAAATTTTAATTGAACAGGGTAAAGTGGTAATTGTCGAAATCAAGCGAAAAATGAGAATGAAAGAATAACATCAAGACAGAGGTCTTGATGAGTCCAATGGGACTGTGAGTGTAATAACTCATAGTCCCTTTTATTTTTGTCATGAAGAAAGAGACACTTTCAAAATATATTTTAGCGTTTGATGAAATCAATGCACTTACCGCTGTCAGTTATAATATTGCTTTCAAAACTACAGAAGATCAAACCGTACAAGCTAATCAAATAGCAGATGATATTTTGTCGTTGCTTATAAATGCTTATCGAAAAGGTATACAAGCTGCTGCCGAAATGCTTGTATACGATTTGACTGTAGATGTAACGAATATGAATAAAACTATTTATTTCGAAATTGACGGCAAAACATTTGAGGATAGAGTTGCAGATCATGTCCTTCTAGGAGATTTGCAAGGGTTACAGACTCTTGCTGAATCCGAGTTTCATAGAGTATACAATGCTGCGATTCTGGATGGAGGACACCAGTACCAGTCCAGTGTTGGATATGGCGTGACAAAGAACTGGTACACAGTTAGAGATGATAAAGTCCGAGAGACGCATCAGTATCTTGAAGGGACATCAGTATCATTAGATGAAGAGTTTTGGACTTTTGATGGTGATCATGCAGCTTATCCCGGAGGATTTCAAAAAGCTGAGAACAATGTGAATTGTCGATGTACTGTAGAATTACACATTGACCCAGAGGAAGAATGATTCGCCTTATAGGTGAGGGAACACCTTAAAACGCAAACTCAGGCAAGAGGATAAAACAGAAAATACGGTGAGGGAACACTTTAAAAACGCGAGGAGAACAATTATGAGTTATTTAAGTGAACTGCTTGGAAATGCTTACAAAGAAGGTATGACAGAGGAAGAGATTTCCAATGCATTACAGAGCATGGGTGCAGGGGTGAAAGACAGTGATACAGAAGTAACCCGCCTGAAAACACAGCTTTCAAAAGCCAATTCTGAGGCTGCTGAGTATAAGAAGCAGTTGAGAGGTAAGCAGAGTGCTGATGAGGTTGCTGCGGCTGAACAGAAAGCTGCAATGGATAAGTTGACAGAGGAAAATGCGGAACTCAAACGATCAATCGCACTATCGGAGAAGAAAGCAAAGCTTGTAGCAATGGGATATGAGGAGAAACTTGCTGATGAAACTGCTACCGCAATGATTGATGGCGATATGGACAAAGTTCTGGAAAATCAGAGCAAGTATATTGCTGCCCATGAAAAAGATGTTCTTGCTAAAAAGATGAGAGGTACTGCCAGACCTGCTGCGGGTTTCGAGAATGCTACTGGCATGGACTATCAGAAAAAGATTGAAGAAGCGCAGGCAAGCGGAGATATAACTACCGCTGTCTATTATACACGTCTGATGGCACAGGACGCTGCCGATCAGACAGCATAAAGGAGTGAATAAATATGAGTGATGTATTTGCAACGAGTTTCGGAGTCTTGAACTACTCCGGGATGCTTTTTAACAAGGGAAACACAAAGACCCCACTTAGTTCAATTATTGGCTCAAAAGCCAAAACAACTGATCATGTAGAGTTTGTAACAGGTCAGGAGTACACATCTGGCGGCAACGGCTCTCAGCCTAAAATCACTGAGAATCAGTCTCTTACTGCACCAGATGCATCAGTGACTACCAGAAATCAGAAAACCAACGTAACTCAGATTTTTCAGGAAGCCGTAGGAATTTCTTACGGTAAAAAGAGCAACATGGGTACTCTATCTGGTATCAATATCGCAAATCAGCGAGCAAATCCGATTGCGGAACTTGATTTTCAGACAGCTACTAAGATTCAGAAAGTGAATCGTGATATTGAATACACATTTATCAATGGTGTTTATCACAAGGCAACCAGTGACGATGATGCTAACCAGACCAGAGGCTTGATTCCTGCCATTACATCTAACACTATGGCAATGAACAACAAACCTCTCGGTTTATGGGAAATCGCTGACATGGTTAAGAAAATTTATAACGGGAATGCCCCAACTACAGGATTGGTTCTGTGGTGCGATGCTGTAACTCTGTTCCAGATCAATGCTGATGCCGTTCAGAATGGTCTTACTGTTGTACCTGCTGCTCGTGAGATTAACGGTATTTCTCTTTCTAGCGTAGTAACACCACTTGGCATTGTGTATCTCTATTTAGGTGAATGTTTACCTGCTGGTACTGCATTGCTTCTGAATCTTAATGTGCTTGCACCTGTATATCAGCCTGTTCCTGGCAAGGGAAATTTCTTCCTCGAACCACTTGCTAAGACAGGTGCGGGTGAGAAGTATCAGCTTTTCGGTCAGATCGGTCTTGATCACGGTCCAGAATGGTATCACGGTAAATTTACAGGTATCTCTAAGGCATTTGAAAAGCCTACATACAGTCGTTCTGTGTACGTGGCTAACGCTGCGGAAATTGGAAAGGCGAGTTCTTAATCAGTAAAGAATAAAGGAGGTGGACGGTATGACTACTGAAATGAAGTTGAAAATGCTGAAAAGTATGACGGACGAAGAGGATAAAGAGGTACTGTCCACTTATCTTAGTCTTGCTGAGAAGGTGGTACTGCAAAGGGCATATCCGTATGCAAATGTTAGTAAAGTACCTATGAAATACGATGGTGTACACGTTCAAATTGCGGCGTACATGATCAATAAACGTGGAGCAGAGGGCGAAGTAAGCCATAGTGAGAACGGTGTATCACGCACGTATGCTGACGGAGATATTCCCCCATCGTTACTACGAGCGATCACTCCTGTAGTGGAGGTGCTGTAATGAGACTAATGAAAAGGAATCAGACTGCGATCTATTATTGTTTGTACAAGGGAAAAGAACCACTTCAGGATGAAAACGGGAACGAGACAAGTGAATATCGTGTTCTCTACGAAAAACCTGTAAAACAGATGTGTAATGTGTCACATGCTACAGGATATGCACAGATGAATATGTTCGGTAATTTGGAAAGTTACGACAAGGTTATGATTATAGACGATATGAATTGTCCTATAGATGAAAATACAGTCTTGTTTATAGATAGTAAACCGAGTTATCGGCAGGGCAAACCTGCTTATGACTACACTGTGAAACGAGTTGCAAAGTCCCTTAATACAATCGCCTATGCAGTATCAAAGGTGAAAGTCTCATGAGTAACAAAGTTATCAAAGTTCAGCTTAACGAGCGAAGTATCAACAATGCAATCAAAGCGTTGAATGACTATAAAAAGTGGTTAAAGGACAAGACTGAGGAATTTGTGAAAGCCCTTGCTGATGAAGGTATGCAAATTTCAAAGGCAAAATTTGAAACCGCTATTTATGATGGTACGAATGATGTTTCAGTTTCGGTTGAGAATCGCGGTGAGATGAAAGCTGCGGTTGTAGCAATCGGAAAATCAGTCCTTTTTATAGAATTTGGTACAGGCGTTAAATATCCTGACAATCATCCAGAAGCAGCTAGTAAAGGATTTATCCGTGGTGAATATGGATATCATCTGGGACGGCACGAAACCGGATGGAGATACAAAGGAACCCCCGGTACAAATGGTGAGATGATAGCTACAGGAAAACATGCAGGGGAAGTGCATACCTATGGTAATCCTGCCAATATGAGTATGTACTACACAGTGCGAGAGTTAGAGGAAAAATTCGATGAAATTGCAAGGAGGGTATATAAATGATAGATTGCGAAAATGAAGTATATACTCGTGTTGCAAAAATGCTTCGTGAAAAATTTCCCGGAATCAATGTAGCAGGTGAGTATATCAATTCACCGCCTGCATTTCCACATGTAAGTATCATTCAGAGTGATAGTAGCACGATTGCAGGTAAGCAGGATACAAGCGGAAAAGAAGTTTTATCTCTTGTGATGTTTGAGATCAACGTGTACTCAAACAAAACCGAGGGTAAGAAAACGGAATGCAAATCAATAGCAAATGCGATTGATGAAAAAATGTTCTCTATGAATTTTAGGCGGTTGGCATTTACGCCCGTTCCGAACATGGAGGACGCAACCATATACAGAATTATCGCTCGTTACTTAGTTGCAACGGACGGTAAGAATTTTTATAGGAGGTAATGAGATGGCAATTAGTACATATATGACGTTTCTCATGCACGAAAAGCAGAAACCTACTTTTGAGAAACTTGTTGATATTACCGAGTTTCCTGATCTGGGTGCTGACCGTGATCTTCTGGAAACCACAACAACTTCCCATCGTGCAAAGACTTATATTTTGGGAATCATTGCTACCGAAGGTTTAAAATTTTCGGCAAACTATGACCCAACTGAATATAAGGCTTTAAAGGCATTAGAAGGTAAAGATGAGGGTTATGCCGTATGGATTGGCGGTACTGAAAATGAGGACGGTACGGTTACTCCTACAGGTAGTAACGGTAAGTTTTCTTTCAAGGGTCAACTTTCGGTTCATGTCACAGGTGGTAAGGTCAATGAAGTGCTCGGTATGGCTATCACTATCGCACCATCTACCGCAATTAGTGAGGAGTAAGGCATTTAATTTTAAGAATTAAAGGAGTGTTAAACAATGAAACAGATTATTTTTACATACGAGGGTAAGGATTATACACTGGAGTATACTAGACGTACTGTACAGCAGATGGAAGCAGAGGGCTTCGTGACGGAAGATGTGCAGCGAAAGCCAATGACCCTTTTGCCTGCCCTTTTTGCAGGTGCTTTCAAGGCACATCACCGATTCGTTAAGCAGGAGGTGATTGATAAGATTTATGCAGCAATGCCAGATAAGGATACTCTTATCAGTAAGCTTGTTGAGATGTATAATGAACCGCTTGAGTCTCTCATGGACGAACCCGACACAGATCAGGGAAACGTAGAGTGGGTGACTTCTTGGTAACGAAGGAGTCTGCCGACGATGAAGGGGACGGACGATATAACCGTTCGTCCTCTGTTTTTCGTTACAAAGAAATTTTTGAGCGTGAATGCAGTTATTATCTGTCAATGGGGATGTCCTATCACGATTACTGGGATGGAGATTCAGCTATGACAAAATTCTATAGAGATAAATATAAACATGATGTAGAACACGAAAATTTCAATAATTGGATGCAGGGTGCCTATTTTTACGAAGCATTATGCAAAGCATCACCACTCTTCAATGCGCTTGCTAAAAACCATGAACCTATTCCTTATAGATCAGAGCCTATTCCAATTACAACAAGTGCCGTTAAGCATGAAAAGGAACAGCAGAATAAGCAAAAGATGGAAAATAGCAAAAATGCAATGAAAGTGATCATGGAGGATATCAATAGAAGATTTGTGGAGAAAGGAGGAGTAGAAGATGAGCGTTGAGATTGAAGGACTTGAATTTCAAGTCGAGGCAAAATCGAATAAAAGTTCAGAGAGTATTGATAAGCTGGCTAAAAGTTTTGAACGCCTAAAAAACGCAATCAAAGGTGGTGCAGGGCTAAATACATCGGCAAAGCAGTTAGAAAAACTCAGCACTGCATTAAGTGGTTTAAAAGTTGAAAAAGTTGAAAAATTAGGAAATGCTCTTGATGCTTTAAGCAAAGCCAATGACGTAAAAATCTCAGCCACTACTCCTAAACGACTTACTGAGATCGGTGCAGCTATGAGAAGTTTCAATCAGGCTGATATTGATAAGATGGAATCCCTTAGCAGAGCTTTACAGGGATTGAGAGGTTTAGAGGATGTTCGTATACCCCGTGTGATGGTTTCATCAGGAAATAGCTCCCAGAACAGCGGAAATACTGACAATTCAAGCATGACAGGAACTGCCCATCAGGATACAGAATTGCAAAGAGTAACCGAAAATGCAAGAGCAACTCGAACAGTACTGAGAGGTGTGAAAAATGTTATCAGTGAAATAGGTAGTTTGACAGGAATTTCCTACATCGGGCAACAGATCGCTTCATTACCGGGAAAGATCAAGCAGGTTGTAGGAAATCTTAGAAGTATGTACTCGGAGTTCAAAAAATCAGGAGGTATTCTGAGTGCTTTTGGGCGAACTGTAAAAGCAGTTGCAACGAGCTTAGGTTCTAAATTAGCCGCAGGTGTAAAACAAGTTACCTCTTCGTTAGGGGATCGTTTTACATCAAAGGTACATAAAGCTACAAGCGCTTTAGGAAGCTTCCTTTCTTCCATAAAACGTATTGCATTATACAGAATGATTCGTTTTGCATTATCACAGCTTACACAGTGCTTGCAGGAAGGTATCAATAATCTGTATAACTACAGTTCGCTGATGGGAGGCACTTTTGCAAATAGCATGAACTCCCTTGCTACGAATGCACAGTATTTAAAAAATAGTATGGGTGCAATGGTAGCGCCACTTATCAATGCACTTGCCCCTGCGATTGATTTTGTAATTGATAAGGTTGTCTATTTATTCAACATTCTTAATCAGCTCTTTGCAAAACTTACTGGCTCTAAAACCTATACGGCTGCGAAAAAGATTTCAGCAGCTTATGGCGATGCTGCTAAAGATGCAGGAGGTACAGCAGCTAAGGAAGCAAAGAAAGCGGCGGATGAGATCAAACGTTATACACTTGGCTTTGATGAGTTAAATATTCTTGGTGATAATAACAAGAATGATTCAGGTGGTAACGGTGGAAATGGTAACAGTGGTTCTTCGTTGCCCGATTATGGTTCTATGTTTGAAGAGTTGCCTATTGATAATGCAATCAGTAATTTTGCAGATGCACTGAAAGCAGCTTTCAATGCCGGTGATTGGAAAGAACTCGGTAGTATTCTCGGTAACAAATTTAACGAAATTGTTGATAGCATTGACTGGTCAGGATTTGGTAAAAAAGTTGGATATGGAATCAATGGTGCTGTGCAGACAGCATACTGGTTTCTCAAAACAGCAGACTTTGTAAATCTTGGTAATCATATAGCAGAGTTTTTAAACTCAGCATTGAGTGAGATTGACTTTACCTTTGTTGGACGGTTACTCGTAAGAGGTGTCACTGTAGGCTTAGATTTCCTGCTAGGCGCTTTAGGGGGTCTGGATTGGAAACTTGTAGGTACAAGCTTTGGCAATCTTCTCAGGGGAGCATTCAGCGAACTACAGGAGTGGATTGCAGGCATTGACTGGAGTAGTGCAGCACATGCACTATGGCAGAATACAAAAGATTGTATCGCAGGCATTGATTTCACCTCTCTGGCACAATCGTTCTTCAAGTTACTCGGTACAGCTTTAAGCGCAGCAGTAAGTTTGGTTGCGACTTTTGTATCCGATATCTGGAAAGATATCACAGGATATTTTCAGCAGTATCTAGTTAATGACGATGGCACCAGAAAAACGGGTATTGACTGGGTAAAAGGTATTTGTAAGGGCATCGTTGATGGCGTTGCAAGTATCGGTACTTGGATTTACGATAATGTATTTAAGCCTTTTATTGATGGGTTTAAATCGGCGTTCGGTATCCATTCACCTTCAACCGTTATGGCTGAACAGGGTAAGTATCTGGTTGATGGATTGTTGCTTGGAATCAAAAATGCTATAGGAAGTGTCATCGACTTTATCGGTGATTTTCTTGCGAAAATCAAGAAAAAAATGTCTGATGCATGGGATTCCATCAAAACCACTGCTTCTGAAAAATGGGGAGAAATTAAGACCACTCTTTCAAACGCATGGGATTCTATAAAGACCACTTCGAGTACCGTGTGGAACAAGATCACTACAACCATTTCAGATACATGGGGGAAGATTAAAACAAAATCTTCCGAAGTGTGGTTAGGGATTAAGACTACAATTTCTACGAAATGGAATGAGATCAAGACCAATACCTCTACAATTTGGCAGAATGTTAAGACTTCGCTGAGTACCACTTGGCAGAATGTTAAGACCACTGCTGGTACTACTTGGACAAACATCAAAACGTCCATCGGAACAGCATGGACAAATGTGAAAACCAATACAGCTACTACTTGGAGTAATATTAAGACTAGTTTAAATACCACTTGGCAGAATGTTAAAACAAATGCAGGAACGATCTGGAATGGCATGAAAACTACCATGGCTACCACTTGGCAGAATGTCAAAACAACAGCATCTACCGTGTGGTCAGGTATTAAAACAAGCTTAGGTACCACTTGGTCTAATCTCAAAACAACGGCAAGCACAACTTGGTTTGGAATTAAAAATGCTATTGCAACAAAGTGGGAAAGCATTAAAGTAAATACTTCCACAATATGGTCAACGTTAACTACTGATCTGAAAGGTACATGGGAAGGATTAAAGACAGCAGCAGGTGATACTTTCCGAGATATCAAAGATGGTATTTCGGAAAAGATTGAAGGAGCGAAAACGATTGTCAGTGAAGGTATTGACAAGTTGAAATCTTTCTTCAATTTTTCGTGGAGTCTGCCGTCTATCAAGCTACCGCATTTCAGCATTACGGGTAATTTCAGTCTGAATCCACCGTCAATTCCACACTTTGGAGTATCGTGGTACAAGACAGGAGGTATTCTGGACGGAGCGCAAATCTTCGGCATTATGGGAAACACGATGCTTGGTGGAGGTGAAGCAGGAAGAGAAGCAGTTCTTCCGTTGGAAACTCATACAGAGTGGATGGATACACTTGCACAGAAAGTTCGCCAGAGTACAGATGGTAATTCACGAGAATCTATCGCAGACGGAGTTCGTGAGGGAATGTATGATGCTACAGCGCGTCAAAATGAACTCTTGAAGGAACAGAATGAGTTACTAAGGAGGATTGCGAATAAGGAGTTTACTACGGAAATTAGTACAACATCTATCACGAAAGCGTTAGATCGTAAGAATCAAAGGGATGGGAAAACCGTCATCCCTATAACCACATAAAGGAGGGGTATTATGAGCGATTACAATCCTATAAAGTCCGTGGATGGTAAAGCCATTAAATGCCCTTCCGGGTATAAATGGTCGCTGAATGATATCTCAGCCAGTGATGCAGGGCGAACCGAAGATACGAACATGGATAAGAAGAGAATCGGTCAGTGCGTGAAATTGGAAATGGAGTGGCAAAATGTGTCCATTGAAGATGCATCTGCGATTATCCGAGCATTTCATCCAGAGTATGTTGAGATTTGCTATTTAGATGCTGAACTGGGTGAGTATAGGACATCAACTTTTTACACAGGTGACAAACCCGCACAGCTCTATAACGCCTATAGAGGCGTATGGAGTAGCGTGGCGTTCAATGCTATAGAAAGGTCAGGTAAAAGAGACTAATGTATAAAGTATCGCAGGAGGTTAAGAACCTCTTTAATAAAAACTACATACAAATTGTTGATATTACCGTAAACGGTGTAAAAGAGTCCTTTCATGTTACTGAGAGTGAAATCGTTCAGGGAAGTTTAAGTATAGACCGATACAGTGTATCAAACTCAAAGATTGAAGTCGGGTCTGCTATAGCTGCGGAACTGACTTTCAAGTTAAAGAATGATAACGGAAAATACGATGATACAGTTTTTGAAGGTGCCGAGGTATTTATAAAAATAGGCATCAAGAAATGGGATGCACATAGATGGGAAAAAGCAGTGATTAACTGGATTCCGTGCGGCTATTTTACCATAGATGAACCGCCTCGAACGCTATCTACGATTACGATTTCGGCACTAGATAGAATGATTTTGTTCGATAAGATTGCGGATGTAAGCAAATTGTCATTCCCTATGACGGTGGCAGATTTGCTGAATAAGATTTGTACTATTTGTGGAGTGACTTTAGTAACAGACACCACTCGATTACCAAACAAAGATTATCAGATAGCAACCTTTCCTGATAATCAAACTGTAACGTATCGAACATTGCTTCAATGGTGTGCAGCATTAACAGGAACTTGTGCTTTTATGAATTGCGATGGTGATTTGGAGCTTAAATGGTATGAGCAGACTGATCTTACAATTAGTCCATCTGAAAGATATAGTAGTGACATGCAGGAAAATGATATCACGCTTACAGGCGTGTATTTCAAAGATGCAGGAAATACAGAGTATCTGGCAGGAACGGATGATTATTGCTTGGATTTATCCAGTAACGGTCTGCTACAGGACAATGTACAGGTGGTACTTGATACCTTGTATGTTTCCTTAAGAGGATTCTCTTATAGACCATATACAGCAACTATCAAATCCGCACCCTACATCTATCCTATGGACATGATTCATTACGAAGATGCAAAGGGAGTAGTACATGATACCATCGTTACTAACGTAACATTTGGAATGAATCTCTGTACCAGCATTGCAGGTAAGGGAGAAACTACTCAGAAACAGAAATATTCTCAGAGTGGTGGATTAACTCAGCAGCAAGCAACCATTTTAGAAAAGCTACGAGAAAATCTAAATAAAGTTATAAGTGCAAAAGAGCAAGCACAGCTTGAACTTAATAGGCTTTTGAGCAGTAGTTTGGGCTTAAACCTTATAACCATTTCTCAAGATGATGGAACAACCGTGTACTACTTTTGCAATGGTGAAACACTTGAAAGCAGTAATATCATCTACACTTTCAAAGCAAATGGTTTCGCATGGACTAATGCATGGGATGACGGACATCCCACATGGCGATATGGTTTTAGCAAGGACGGCAATGCTATTTACAACATGTTGGCTGCTTATAAGATTTCGGCGGAATATCTTGAAGTAGGAAGTATTACAGCGGATAAGATTGCGACAAGTTACACCACCGAACTCAAACAGTATGCAGACAGTTCAAGTGCTACTGCTCTCTCTGATGCAAAGAAGGATGCTACCACAAAAGCCAATAATGCTCTGAATGCAGCAAAATCAGATGCAACTGCGAAAGCAGATAATGCGTTGAGTGCGGCAAAAGCTGACGCAACCTCAAAGGCTAATGCTGCTGAGAGCAATGCAAAAGCAGATACCGCTGAAAAGCTGAAAAGCTATTCAACAACAGAGCAGATGAATACTGCTATCAAGCAGACTGCCGATAGCATCACGCTTGAAGTCGGTAAGACATATGTAACGACAACTACATATGAAACGGGTATCAAAGATACTAAAGCGTATGCAGACAGTTCAAGTGCTACTGCTCTCTCTGATGCAAAGAAGGATGCTACCACAAAAGCCAATAATGCTCTGAATGCAGCAAAATCAGATGCAACTGCGAAAGCAGATAATGCGTTGAGTGCGGCAAAAGCTGACGCAACCTCAAAGGCTAATGCTGCTGAGAGCAATGCAAAAGCAGATACCGCTGAAAAGCTGAAAAGCTATTCCGATACCACTAACGCAACGATTGACGATAAATTTGGACAGGCAAAAGATTACACTGATTCTGTGAAGCAAACTGTTACAACAGAATACGGTACAAAGTTGGATGAGACTGCAATGAACTTTAATTTGAGTGTTAATAGTCTGAGCGAACGTGTTACAGAGCAAGGAAACGAAGTCAATGCTTATAAGGAAACATTAGAAACTTATTTTGATTTTAGCCAGAATGGATTGCTTATAGGAAAAAAATCTAATGGACAAAATCAGCAGTACTCTATCAATATCGACAATGAGAAGATGGCGTTTTTACAGGATGGTTCCGAAGTTGCTTATGTACAGTACAACAAATTACACATAAATGCAATTGAAGCAATGGACAGACTGTCTGTAGGTGCTGCGGCAGACGGTGGATATTTTGATTTTATTTCTACACAGTACGGTATGGGAGTGAAATGGAGAGCAGTCGAAAAAGTTACTGCCTCTGCACTTGCAATGCTTGCAAGAAGTCCTGTAAAAAGAATAGAGTACAGTGCCATAGAGGATGAAAATGATATTTTTACAATGGAGGTGAGTGAAGATGAGTGTAACGAGTAAAACGATAATTTCAGGTACAGGTATTATTTTGGTGGCAAAAGGCTCAGTGAGTGGCGATAAAACAACAATATCATTTGCGTGGAATGGTATAAGTGCATTATATTCACCTTGGGTAAATGGAACCGCTTGTCCTTTTACGCTGAAAATAGACGGCGTAATAAAATCTCTTTCGTGGACAGTTACAAAAACCGAAAATTGGTTAAACTCTACAAGAGTTATTGAAGCCACGTCATCTCCTTTAACAGTAAATAGTCCATTTTTTAAAATAGAATTTAATGATAATTCAGAAAAGGGTCATACGCATACAGTAGTTTTCTCTTTTTATGATATTGAAAAGGCTCCAACAAATGTAAAAGGTAATGAGGTTACGATTGACGGTGTAGCAGCGTCTACTGCTGAATTTAGCAACTATCTTGGGGAAAAGTCCGAGGACGGTTCACTACAGATCACATGGAGTCTAGGAAGTCATAGCTATACAAAGACTGTTAGAAATGTATATAGTGCAAGCTATATCATTCCTGCATCATGGTTGGATGCAATCAGTAATGCATCTTCATTATCGGCAGGTGGAAAAATTTCAGTAAACATCATTTACGGAACCAAAGTGTACAAAACCCTGACTTGTACATTTACTTGTAAGGTATCCGAAACATTTCTACCAACTATCAGTAGTGTGACTTTAGCTGATAAAACTAATACCCCAGTTCCATCCAGTTGGGGAAACGTATTTATACAGAATCAAAGTGGCTTGAGAATTTTGGCTATCGCTTGTGCAGCAAGTCAGGGTGCAACCGTTAAGAAAATCAAACTGGCGTTAGATGATCAGTATGTGGAACAGGCTTACAGTACATCAAGTCTGCCTACAATTCAGACCATCAGCAAAAGTGGTTCACTGCAATGTGCCGTTACTATTACAGATAGTCGAAATCGTACCTGTACGAAAACTTGTACAGTGAATGTTATACCATATGATATTCCTAGATTTTCACTGATTGAAAGTAATCGAAGTACCAAATCAGGAGAGGTTGATAATGACGGAACTTATTTTTTAAGTGAAACAGCCGTAGAGTATTCAACTTGCACAGGATTGAACACGGTTAGTATTACAGTACGATACAAGAAAACGGATACGTCCTCATGGGGAACTGCAAAAATCATCAAACCTGGCACAAATGTATGTGGTGGTGATCTGAATACAGAGTTTTCGTATGATGTCGAATATGTTTTGAGGGATGCGTTTAGCACCATTACTTATATAGATTATGTATCGACTGCAATTTATTTAATGCACTTTTTGCACGGTGGAAGAGGAGTGGCATTTGGACAGAAAGCAACATTAGAAAATACATTGGATTGTGCTTTCAAAGCATTATTCCGAGATGATGTAACCATCACAAAGCAGGATGGGACACAAGTATCACTTAGACAAGTGCTTGAAAAAGTAGGACTATAGGGAGGTGGTAAATAATGGCAACAATCATTAAAGAGATCGAAGTGGATGTGTCGCAGCTTAACCGTTTTGCTGCGATTGTGGCGAAGCAGTACGATAAGCAGTCCCGCTTTCTGAAAGTTACACTGCTGAATAGCGGCGAACGAATTAAAGTGGACAAAGCATCTACAGCAGTAATCAACGCAAGACGTGAGGATGAAGTTGCAAAAACGTTTGAAGGCACAGTTAATATGGATGGTACAGTAACGGTTCCTCTGACTCAATGGATGTTGCAGCTTGACGGTACAGTAAAGTGTGACATTTCAATCATTACAGCCGATACAACAGTGCTGAGTACCACGCTTTTTGAGTTGGAAGTTCAAGAAGCCGCAGCACCAGATGATTCTGATATTGCAGAAGATGATAATTGCGGTGTTTTAATTCAGCTTATTGCGGACGTACAAGCAATTAAAGATATCGAAGCAAAACGAGTTGACGCTGAGAGCGCTCGTGTAACTGCTGAAACTAAGCGTGTAAGTGCAGAGAATGCTAGAGTACAAGCTGAAAATGCTCGTGTGACGGCAGAGAATAACCGAGCGAAAACAGAACAGGCACGAGTTACAAGTGAGTCTGCGCGAGTAGATACTGAGAAGGGGAGAGGAACTGCCGAGACTGCTAGAGCGCAGGCTGAAAGTTCACGAGTAACGGTTGAAGCTGAAAGAGTTAAAAGTGAACAGGCAAGAGCTTCCGCTGAGAGCGCTCGTGTAACTGCTGAAACTAAGCGTGTAAGTGCAGAGAATGCTAGAGTACAAGCTGAAAGTAAGCGTGAAACTGATACAGCTAAGGCGATCAGTGATTGTAATATCGCGAAGGACTCAGCTCTAAAGGCGGCAGCTACTATGATGATCGTCAATGATGATACAGGAAAAACTTATCAGGGTTCAATCAAGGTGATTGGTGGTAAGCCAGTATTTGAGTATGACGAAGTTGTTACAGAATAAGGAGGATAAGACAATGAGCAATCAGTTTGGTTTTCTCTCAGATGATACGTTTGCTGAGAAAATGGACACTATGAACCAGTTCCTTGCTGCGATTGCAACGGGACAAGGAGGTAGCCTGAAACCTACATCTTGGAGTGATGCGCAGGCACTTGTCCGTAAGGGACTGGCAAGTAAGGTATTTGCTGTAGGAGATCAGTTGACCTGCCAGAAAGGTAGCACGACTCTAGTGTGGGATATTATCGGTTTTGACATTGATACCCCGGCGGACAAGCAGTTTACTCACAGCATGACATTACAGCTTCATGAGGTGTTTGACTTTGTACAGTTTAATGCCCCGGCAGCTATGTATTATGCAGAAGAGGAGCTTGCCGCAGGTACATATCATGTGACTCCTAAGAACGGTTGGAGTGGCGGTATGGGTAATGGTAAGACATATCAGTTCACTCTCACACAGGCAGTTCCGAAGGGTGGACAGATCGTGTGGAATGGTGCGTGGGACAAAGACCCGTTGAACTATGATATCAAGACTTATGCAAGTCCGACAAGCACTACAGTCATTGAGACTGTAAAACCTACTGAGGGTACAGACGGTACGGAACTGACAACTCTGAACAGTGGTCATAGAATGTGCTACGGCTCTAATAACTACAAAGAGTCCGCAGTTCGTGAGTGGTTGAACAGTGACAAGGCTGCGGGTTCTGTCTGGACACCTGCTACCAATTACGACAGACCTCCTTCTTGGGTTTCTAATAAGGCAGGATTCATGAATGGAATGGATGCAGATTTTCTTGCAGTTATCGGTAAGACCGCAAAGGTTACTTGCCGTAATAACGTCACTGATGGCGGTGGTTCTGATACCACAAGGGATAAGTTCTTCCTGCTTTCCAGACGTGAGTTATTCATGGGTGATGAGGTAAGTAGTGTTAAGGAGGGTGAGCCGTACCCTTACTACTCTGACTACTCCGATTATACTTCCCCCAACACGGGTGCTGACAGTAACCGTGTAAAGTATAAGAACGGTAGTCCGCAGTGGCAGTGGCAGCGTACCCCGGACTCCGGGAGCAGTTACGACGTTCGCAGTGTGGACGCGGATGGTAGTCTGAACAACGACGGTGCGAGCAGCACGAATGGGGTTGCCCCTGCTTGTAATGT